GATGATGTCAAGTATGGCTATACGTTCGCTATCTTGTCCTTCTTCCCATTCGTCATAATGCTTATCTCTAATTACTGGCAGTAAGCGTTCTCTAATCTTCGCCACTATAGCGGCCTTTGATATATATTGTTCCATATTAACCAAGAATAATAATTATTTCTTTAGGATTTGTGGAGACTAAAACTCTGCCTATCACATGAGCGTTTATAAATTTTCTACTCCAGCGGCAATCTTCTCAAAACGTTTCGCCCACAAGTCATAATTGGCTCTGATGGTGTGCAACTTTTTTGACACCATACCATTGCTGTCAGGACAAGAGAATTTATTCCTAAAATCTGTCGACTCCCCATGGCGCTTATGCGTTGCAGGGAATTTTCGTGAAAGGGTGATTACATAAGTTTTCATTGTTCATTTATTAATTGGGTTAAACTCTTTCTTTGCCTGCTCTCGCTGCGCTGTTGGGCGTCAACCGGTATCTCAGCGAGCCGACGTGCAAGCATATCGGTATAAGCAATAGCGTTGTCCACAAGTTGCTTCTTGGTCTCAAAACGTGTTCTGCTCGCTATCAGCGCGCACATTGCTTGTGCTGCAATATTCTGTCTCTCCTCTGCTGTCATTGTCTTGTATTTTTAGAATCGTTAATATTAAGTGGAAGCCCGGCCCATACCCAGGCGATGAGGCCAGCGTCTCGCATTTCTTGGTTCGTGCGCCCCTTGAAGCCCGTAACGGCATTGAACTCTTGTGCCGAAATCTTGCGCTCTCGACCTTTCCACACCTTGGTTAGGGGTTTTACCAATTCGTACTCAATACCGAAAAATCGGCACATTTCTGCTATTTTTCGGCCTGTTTCTTGGTTGCGTCCAGCGTGATTACCTTTAGCTGCAATCACCGCCTTGCTGTCCCGAGGGTTCAAGTGCCAATTACCGTGGTTGAGCCAACCGGCCTCAATAAGCACTCTATATGTCTTATCGCTCTGGGCGAGTAAGTTTTTCAAGTTCCGGAGTGTTTCTATTAGCAACGGGAATTCCAGCACAGATAACTGTAACGCTCTGTCAGGTTGCGACAAGTCAATGTACGCCACTCCGTTTCGGTCAACATCTGGGTCAATTGCTATCACTACTTGTATTTTCTTGTTCATATAGCTACTAATTTTTTAATTGCACTCATATTATTGCGCACCAGCGTCAGAATGTGGTCATGTTCCGGAGTGTTTATATTGTTCACGCCTCGGCTCTGTAACACCTTGTAATGCAATAAGTCAACCTCAATGGTTTCTATGCGCTTTCCTTCAATGGTGCGAGCCGTGAGTATAAGGGAGTGTTCAAGCTTATAATACCCACCCGAAAAAACGCAATGGTGCATTGTCCTGCCCTCTTCCTCGAACTCCTCAACACTTTGTAATGGGCGTATGTTGATCCGGCCATCAGTTATGAGTAGTCCAAAGAATTTCGACTTCGCATTACGGTAGTCGGCCTCGTAATTACGAGCCTTGTATAAATCAGCCAAACGTCTCTCTGCACGGCGCTTACGATTGACGCGCTCCGTAATGCGGTCGTGCGCCTCTTTAAGGTCAACTGGGCATACATAGTGCGCGTTATGCGTATCAAGCCCGAGCGCGCCCAATCCCTCAACCATATCAACCCACATTGATGCATCATCAACTCGGTAGTTGTTTCGTATGGCTATTTTTACCGCATGCCAGTGCCCATTAGCTCGCCAACGGCGATTAATCATGTAGGCCAACAGTTCGAGCTGCCCTGCTTTCTGCAGGGTCTCGGCCATTGGGTCGGTCAGCAAGGCTCGCATCTGCTCATGTGGCACGACATTGTCCAATGGCTTGTACCCGTTACGCTTGAGTATGGGAATAACCTGCATCCGCGGATAAATCGCGCCATAAAACATATAGGGATTGCCATATACATATCCATCGCGTCGCTTGCAAGACAGAGTACCATATACCCAAATGTCACTGAAATACGAGAACGGCATACGCGAGCACGCAATTACGCTTTCCGCCCCTTTGTCGTCCAGCCACAGCTCGACAACTTCGTTAAAGGTGTAGTCCACTCCCGAACCTTTCCGCCCATTGGCCACCACGTCAAAAGTTCGCTGCACCTGCATTCCGTTGCAAGTTGTGAGTAGCGTGAGATACGACTTCTCTTTAATCTTTTGTCTGCGACTTCGCTCCATGGTCAACTTAGCCCCACAGTGAGGACATACAAGGCTGGCTGTCGTCAACGTGTTTACAAGCAATTTACTACTTGGCGCTGGAAATACACCGCCGCAGCGACTACACCATGCCTCTTTTCCGCTCCAGAATGCGCGCTGCTTGAAACAATGTTTTTTCCCCCACTCTACCTGCGCAGGAGTAAGCCTGGGCAGCCTCTTTGATGCCGCCATGGCACGCCTGTCCATCTTCGTTTTCGGTTTCATAGTAGGTCGAACAGGCTGGGTTGTACGTGTTTGGGTTGCTCTCTCACGGCAGGTCGCTTAGCTGCCTTAGCCTTCTGCTCAGCGATGATATCGGCTTGATATTTGGCTATTGCTTGCTCTCTGGCAGCCTGTTTCTCCTCGTTCGATAGCTCGATATGGTGATTGACCACGACGCGCCCTTTGGCTCCATGTATTTGGCCCAGTTCGTCCTCATCGTAGTAGTGTACGGCCATGCCATAAATCTCATCATCGGCAAAGCCGTTACACCCTGACTTCTGCACTTCTTGCAAGATGTAGTTAATGCACTCGTCAAGTGACTTCTTGGGCTTGGCGTAAGCTGTAGCGAAGAGTTCATCGCTCTTTGCCCGTTCATCAAGATATGACTTGATTGTTTGTGTAAATAGTTCTGTTGCTTTCATGCTGTTGTGATTAATGTTAGTTATTTTTATTAAATTTTGTGCGAGACGGAGTTTCAATCCTTAATTGAGTAAGTTATTACCTCGGACTTTTAAACTCGCTTAAAACATGTTAAAATCGCTTTAAGTATCTTTTACGCCGGTCGTCACCGCGTATCTCGAAGTAGTTACACATTGAGGCTAACCGGCTGACGGCACGACTACCATATATTTCCTCCAGTGCTGGATGGTTGATAGGATAGTTGCTACTTATCATCGTAATGCAGTCGGTGCGGTCACCTCGGCTCTCTATAATGGACCGAAGTACGGGCACGCGATTGCCCATGTATAGGCTCTCACGCGGCTCGCTTCCCAAGTCCTGAATACCGAGCACTGTCGCTTGCTTGAAGCGTTCAACCGTGCCGCTGGCTGTGAACTCGTCGCATATAAGGTCGGTGCGGTAGTTCTGCCACCTTAGAGGGCGTTTTTCCTCGCCAATCAACAGCACGGGCTTGTCAATCAAACAGAGAGCCGCCATTATCTCTAATAGCCACGATTTCCCTGTACCTGTACCCCCTGCCACATATATCCCATCGCTCAGCCGGCCAGGCACCGGGAGTCTTGTATCGGGGTCAAGAGCTTCCATTGTCGGGTCGCCCATGAGCCACTTAATGAAATTATCGTAGGCAAATATATTGGTCGAATCAATGGCAAAGTTTGCCTCACGTGCCCGACCGATAGCCAGCACAATCTCTCGCGCTTTTTCGATGTTGTAGTTGAACTTCTGCCGATGTATTTTAGGGAACAGAGTCCCCACCTTGATGTCTTCTAAGATATTACTTATTGTTTCCATAAATCATTGATGTTTGCATTACGGCCAGCGCGCGCCGACTTCGGTGCTGCAGCCGCATTCTGTTTACGTTTCATGAGCCAGTTGTTGAAGTGATTCCGAGCGTCGCTGAGGTCTCGATGAACCGAGCCTCGACACTCGCAATCGGTTCGAAAAGTATCAAGCAATTCTTGAACGGATAGGACGTCAGTGCCATAGTTCTTAGCCATAATCTCTATCCATGCTTGCTCGCTTTTTAGCTGGTTTATATATTCTCCCTCGCGCGTGCGCGCGCTAATAATATTATTAATAATTCTTTCATTCTTATTAGTTACCGTACATATAACTGTACTTCCGTTCGTTGATTGTTCGTTAGTTTGTTCGTTAGTTTGTTCGTTGATTTCTGAAATTCGTTGTTGGTAACGTTCATAGTTACAGATAGTTATAATGGTGTTTTTGTTCGTTGATTTGGTCGTTATTTCGTTCGTTGATTTTAGTCGTTCAATGCAAGTGCGCAAAGTCTGATAGGATATTTTGGTTTCCTCACGCATTTCTTTGAAAGTCGTGACCAACTCTCCACGGGCTATCGTCCGGCCTTGACTACTCCTCTCCGTGGTATTGGCCTTGAGGAGCAGCCAAACAAACAGGTGCACCATTTCTGATTTCTGGAACCATTCCCAATCAAGGAATTCTCGATACAACTTAACCCAAGTATTTCTCTTCATGTCTTATTGCCTGTTGAAATATACGTTGGTTAATTGTCTTGCCCCTGAGTAAATGGCCCACAAGCCAGGCTTCCGTTGTGTAAGGGTGAGGTCTTCAACTCGCCCGAAACGAGCGTAATTGCCGCATAGGTCAATCACCCATCCGCGCTTATCCTTGAAAGGGCGAATAGCTCGCCCCACCATTTGATAGTAAAGGGCGAGCGACATGGTCGGACGGGCAAGCACCACGGTGGCAAGTTCCGGGAAGTCGAAGCCGGTTGAGAGCACCCCCACGTTGGCTACCACCTTGAGCTCCTTTGCCTTGAATCGGTGCAATATTTGCTCGCGTTCACGCTTCGGAGTCTCGCCGCTCACCACCGCCGCGATACCGCCAAGTGCAGTGGCGAGGTGCTCAGCTTCCTCCACAAAGCGAGTAAATACAAGTACCGACTTGCGCCCAGCGGCAAGCAACCGTTGCACGATGTTCTCCAACGTATCGTTGAATCGTATCTCGCGGTATAGTTGCCGCACACTCGCATCGGTGTAGTCCGCGCCGGTAGAATTAATCTTAAGCCTGTTGGGGTTGACCACGTTGAGGCGGTAGTACTCCATGGGCGCAAGGTAGCCTCGGTCCTGCAGCGTCTTGACCTGCACGTGGTAGAGCAAGTCGCTGAACACCCTCGGGCGTGTTCGCGTAATGAAGCGGAGCATCGAGCCATAGAATCGGGACGAATACAGGCGGTATGGTGTGGCGGTCAGCCCAAGCACCTTACTGCGGATAACGCTGATAAAGTCCTTGTACATTCCATCTTCGGCATTGACGTAGTGGCACTCGTCTATAATGACGTACCGGAAGCCTCGGAAGTAGTCCTTACGCCTTGTCACGCTGCCAATCGTGGCGAACGTTATGCGCCTGACTTCTTTCCGGTTAAGACTTGCCGAGAATATGCCGGCGTCAATACTCTGGTCGTAACTCAGTAACTTAGAATAGTTCTGCTCCAGTATCTCCTTACTCGGCTGGAAAATCAGCAATGGTGCGTCAAGCCTCATCGCAATATTGGCTATGACAAGACTCTTGCCGGCTCCAGTCGGGAGTACGATAATACCGTTGCGAGTTGAGTTGCCGACGAAGAACTTGACCGCCGCATCAACCGCTTGTTTCTGATAATCTCTCAATACAAACATATCACTTGTCTGTTACGTGTTTCGCCTTGAGCAGTCGCTGTACCAGCAAACCAGCACGGCGACGGCGGTTTACCGCCCTGACATCACGGCGGTCGTGTGCGGACTCCTTTAGGGCGGTCAGCAATGAAATCGCTTCTCGCCATGCATGGTCGCTAATCTGGTACATAACGGTGCTTAGAATGGCAAATCATCGTCACTACTCTGCGGTACAGGAGGAACAGGTGATTGCGGTTGTTGTTGTGATTGACTATTGCTACCATACTGGCTTGCCTTGAGCTCGCCGATGTAAAGGTTGACCCCCTCCGGGGCTTCTCCTTTCTTGGCGTATGCCTTAATGTAGTGCGTGTACCCATAGTTGCTGGGGGTGCGCCTCTCGTTGATTACTACGGTCAAGTATTTTTTGCCGTTCTTCTCGTTGGTGTGAATCAATTCACGCGGTATGTCGCTTAGGCATATAGAGCCAAAAAGATTGTCCATAATATTATTATAATTTAATCTGCATTACTTGAGTACATTGTATATCACCTTTGATGTTGAGGGCTCTTAGGAAGTCCCATATTTCCCTCGGCTGGAGGCTGAGCAGAGTCCGTCCGCGAAATGCGCTCAGGTCGTTACCATTGGCCATGCCAAGCAGTAGCGGATTCACCGGCTCATCTTGCTTCTTCTCACGGGGCCTTTTCCTCCGGAGCCCAGCTTTATTGGCCCATAAGCCTATAGTAGCACGATTAACACCCAGTTGTTGGGCAATGTCGCTAACGGGGAGCCCCTCTCTATAGAGCTGAACGGCTCTTGCCTTGATGTCGTTTGAATATACCATATATCTATTTGAGGAGGAATCGGCGGACGCCTGGTTGTGAATACTGATAAGATTTATACAACTCCGGGTTCTCGGCGGCGAATTGCCGCTCGTTGAACTTCTGCGAGTCCTTTGCCGCTTTCCATGTGGCGAGGATGACAGGATTAGCCTTGGGTGAGTTAGGTGCAATCAGTGCTTCGGCATCGTCCATGGCTATTTTTATCAGGTTCTCGAGCTCTTTCTTGCGCGTGTCTAGTGCGTTCAGTTCTTCCTTGAGTTCCTTGAGTTCGGAGCATGCTTCGACAAGTTCTGCCGTTGCTTCTATGCTCTTGCCGAGCGTGTGGCGCGGTGAGCGAATAAGCACATCTTCCACGTTGATTATATCCGGTTCTTTCATGCCCACGATATTATCAAGCCAGAATCGCTCAACCTCTTCGCACATATAAGCGAAGAATTCCCTGTCGAGGCCGTATTCCACATAGTCGAATGTGCGCCCCATGGTGAGCCATGCCAGTGCGCCTTGCTCGTATTCCGCTACGCCGAGCTGATATTGCAGTTGGCAGAACCAATGCTGCGGTACATTGTCGCGGTCTATCTCTTTCTGAGTTGTCTTGCACTCGAGAATGCCTTTGTTGTGCTCGTTGTGCGGGCGGTCAGGAAGCCAGAATGTTCGGTCGGGACTCACTCGCAGGAATGGTTTTTCGTTGTTGACTATAAGCCAGTCGCCGGCACTGCGCTTGATGAGCTCCTTGCCGGACTCGTCGCGATAGAATAGGCTGACAGCATCCTCAAGATAGTGCCCGGCTTTCATGGCGAAATTCTCTTGCTTAGGTGGATCAATACCCACCTTGCGGCGCCAGAGTTGGTATGGGGTGTCGTAAGGGTTCAAGCCGAGGATTGTGCCCACATCGCTTGAACCGATGCCGGCACCTCGCAATTTAAGCCACTCTTGACGGTCTTTCGGTCGTATGATTGTGCAACTCATTGCTCACCTCCTTTCCCGCACTGCTCGGTCTCAGGGAACAATTCCCCGGTCTCGGCGTCAACTGCGACTTCGGTTGTCGGCGTGGTTGCCGGCTTCGGTGCATCTTTTTGTTCCTGCCGTTTTTGTGCCTTGGCCGCCTTGGCTTTGATTTCCTCCGCTTTCTTGCGCGCTGCTTCGGCCATGCGGCGTTCCTCCACCGGCTTGATGAAGCATTCTTGTACGGTTGTTGAGCCCTCCTCAATGGCGGTGCGCAGTCCCCGAAGCTCAAATATCTTCTCGTTGTCGATGTCGTCGCGCTTCTTTACTTGTAGGTATTCAAGAAGCATATCTTCAGACACACCCAGCTTACCGAAATACAGGACGAGGTTCTGTCGGCTCGTTTCCACGTCAAGTCCATTGCCGAATGCTACTTGCTTCACCTCGTTCACAATCTTCTTAGTAATGGCCTTGGGTATCACGGCCAGCACCGCATTACGGAATGCGATTGCCTGAGCGGCATTGCTCGTCACCACTTGCATGTCCACGGAGTAAGTCTTGCCGTTCTTATCAACGATTGGGCGGTCTGACGTCTTGCACACGGCAACATTGGATTCGAGGTCGAAGCATGTTGCTTGGGCGGTGATTTTCTTTCCGTCGTTGGCTATTGTCTCGGCTTTGACACGTAGATTCCCCCACGAATGGGCAATTATCTCGGCCATTCGGACACTCAGCCCTTCAATAACGCTGTTGCCGCGCCGTAACACGTAGAAGCAGTCTTGCGCCGTTTCCTTGTCCATTTTGGCCAGCGTGGCAATCTTGTTCATAACTTGATTGATGTCGCGTGGGTACGCCTTGGCTGTGGCCACCTGCACGTCAATCTCACTACGCGTAATCGCTTGGATTACATCTGTCTGTTGTACTTGGATAATGTCTTGTTCCATTGTTGTTGTGATTTTAATTGTTATTACTATTATAGGCGTGAACGCCAAAAACGAATAATCTCTTTGCCTTGATAAACTTTGCGTGCAGTTTCCGGCCGGAACTCTGGCTTGATAAGTCCACGCGTAGTGTAGTTGAGTATGCTATTTCGGTGCATACCCAATGCGGCAGCTGTGGAAGTGATGGAATAGTAGCCATCCTCTTCAACGTTTGGGCAAGTAGGTGTAATCATTTCTCGTCCTCCTTTGCTGTGAGTTCGGTCCAAGACATATACGCAAGTGCTCCGGTTCCGCACCAAAGGGCGAAGAACAAGGCGGTCACCGTAAGTTTATGCGTAAGTATAGCTTGACTAACACACGTGACTCCTGCGAGTGCGAATAGCACTGCGGTCAAGATAAACTGGAATAATTCATAGAATTTCATACGATGAGTAGTTTTATGGGTTATTAACTGATGATATGGTTGCGTTCAAGTACGCGGCGCACTCCCATACTGGTCATGCCGTTCAATGAAGCAACCTTGTTGATGATACGCGACTTGCTCGCGTCGGGGTTTTGGTCGCACAAGGCGAGGAATTCATTCACGATTTTGCGGTGAGCATTGTCTCGCTCAATCTCGCGAGGTGTTCTCAAATCAATCATGTCTGTCTTTTTACTTTTTTGTTTAATTTTTGTTTACTTTATTTTTTATTATTATATTTGTAAACTAATTTACAAATACGTTTGCAAAATTAAACTAAAAGTTTCAAATATAAAAACTTTTTGTTCGAAAATTTTTACTAAAAATTTCATTTGTATGGCTAACCTACAGAAAATAAAGATATTAGCGCGCGAAAAAAATATTTCACTCGATGCACTTGCCAATAATCTGGGGATCACTCCACAGGCACTGTCCAAAGCAATACGACTTAACTCCACTAAAATAGAGACACTTGAGCGTATAGCGGAGCAGTTGGGCGTGTCGCCATGCGAGTTTTTTTCCGATGCCTCTGGTGCCACTGGCCAAGTCGTAGCCACCGAAGGGAGTATAGCAGTAAGTGGTAAACAAATTAAACTAATCGACCAGCAAGCGCGGCAGTTCCTCGCCAACCTGTCTAAGAAGGATGAACACATAGACCGGTTGCTCGGCCAGATAGATAGATTGCACGCCATTATAGAACATCTTACAGATAAATGAAAGAGCGACTAAAGCAATTTATTGCGCACGTGACCGGCGGTAAAATGACGGAATTTGCCGACCTAATGGGATGGTCACCCCAATACTTGCATCGTCTTACAAGAGGCGGTTCTATTGGAATAAAGCCGGTTGTCGCTTTACTCAGCCACTTTCCCGAGCTCAACGCTCGTTGGCTACTTCTGGGCGAGGGTGTGATGCTTAAATCGCGTAGTAACGCCATGCGGACAAGACTATATCGGCTGCTGGAACTTGAGCGTTATATGCCAGTAATGAACGATGAGGAATTAGGGAATTTCTCCGCCGGCAGGGACGATTTTCCAGCCGAGACAATAGAACGCTGGGAACGGTTGCTTACGTCAGCCAATGCTAAACGGGATGCAAAAATTACCGCCGCGATGGAGCGGTCCAAAATAACTTGAGAACATGCTTAATGAACAATCTACGCATATAGTTATACGCTTTTTTGAGGCAATACAACGCCTCATTGACGACAAGGTAATACGTGGTCGCAAGACTTTCACCACGCGATATGGTATTAACAGGTGGAACTTCATCACGCTCTCGCGCGAACCGAGCCGCAATATTTTCCAAGTCGGGTGGTTGGAAAACCTTGTTCGCGACTACGGAGTAAACCCTATGTGGTTGCTCACAGGACAGGGCGAATTTTATGCCCCGAAAAACGAAAAACCTGCAACTGACCTGCAAGTTGATAAATAGTAATCCAGTAAGCGATTGAGCGACAAGCTTCTATAACCGGAAGAGGCACGCCTGGAAAGCGTGTATACGCCAAAAGTGTATCGGGGGTTCGAATCCCCCTCCCTCCGCAAGTAGTTGGTTGATTTCCAAATGATTAGTCATCTTCGGCTAACGAGAAATCTTCGCTCGACCGCTTAAAAAAAACAGGTGATTGGCACATTTTCGCCAAAAGAAGTCGTATGCGGCACAAAAAAACCTGCAAGTCACCTGCAAGTTAAGCGATATGGCAACAACTAAATTCTACCTTGATAACCGTGGCGTAACGAGTGGCAACCCCTCTCCGCTCAAAATAGCCATCACCAAGCACGGCAAGACAGCTCTCTTGCCCGTGAACGTGCGACTGCTCCCCTCCCAGTGGGACAAGACAAAATGCCGAGTAATCAACCATCCTCAGCGGCAGTTGTTGAACAATTTTCTCGCTAAACGGATACTGGACGTTAATACCGCCATTGAGGAATTGACAGAACAAGGAGCGCTGGCGATGTTAAATGCCACTGAAATTAAAAATATTATTTCGGCCAAATTTGGCGGCTCCGCTGTTGATGGGGGAGCGAATGATAAATTCCTCAACCGACTTAAGAAGTTTGGCGAGAGGCACAGAAAATTGCGTACTCGTGAATTATACGCTGCGACTGTAAGTAGGATAGAAGCGTTTTGCCCCACGGCGCGCATTCTCCGCTTTGAGGACATAACGGTGGAATGGCTCACCCACTTCGACGCGTTCCTCGCCCATACGTCGCCAGCCCGGAATGCTCGCAACATACACCTGCGCAACATCCGCGCCGTGTTCAATGATGCGATAGACGATGAAGTCACTACAACTTATCCATTTCGCCGTTTTAAAATCACGCCAGAGCCAACGCGCAACCGCGCCTATGACGTGAGCGCGTTGAGGCAATTGTTCTCTTATCCTGTTGAGCCATGGCAAGCGGTATATATAGACATCTTCAAATTGATTTTTATGCTCATTGGAATTAATGCCGTGGACCTATTCAACGCTACCGCGCTCGACGGGGATAGACTGTATTATGTGCGGAGCAAAACCTCGCGTCCGTACTCAATCAAGCTGGAGCCAGAGGCGCAGGAGATAATCGGACGGCTCGCTGGCCAGCACAAACTGCTTGCCCTTGCCGAACGACATAAGAGCGCGAAGTCGTTCTTGCAGCAAGTAAATCGCGGCTTGCAGAGCATAGGCACGACACACAGGGAAGAGCGGTTGGTGCGCGGTCGCGTGCGGAACGTCCTCGTGCGCGAGTCGGCATTCAAGGGCATCACCACCTACGTGGCGCGGCACTCTTGGGCCACCGTTGCCGCCGAACTTGACATCCCAAAGGAAACAATAGCTGCAGCACTGGGCCACGGCGGGAACACAGTCACGGATATCTATATCCGTTATGACCGCAAGAAGATAGACGATGCTAACCGCCGCGTGATAGACTATGTGTTGTACGGGGAAAAGTAATTTTTTACAAAAATTGTCCCTCTTTGTCTCTAATCCGAAAAATGATAAACTGCCCATTCGCGAAATTTAAGACAATTAGGACGCATAAAAAAGGCCGGTTTCTCACGCCGGCCTCCGTGATAACTCATCAATGAAAAGCAATGAATTAATCACAACAACGATACAAAGGTAGTAAAATTATTTAGATAAACCACAAATCGGGCAAATTTTTCCGATTATCGGAGTTGCTTTACGCGCCAGATAGCCTTGTAAGTAGGATGCCTCCTCGCTACCTGGGCGAATGTCGTAGTAGTCGCAGATTTCGGCCTGCACGTGATTAAGTTCGTGCGCTATGGTGTCAATCCATTGGCTACGGCTTGTTGTGTGGCTCAAGAACACCAGGCTCATCTTGAGTTTGGGTTGCGTGACGGTCATTCCAGTGTTCGGCTCAGCCAGTATCTTCATTGATTTTTGCACAGCGCGCGAAGATAGGCCGAAAGTATATAGCAGTGCTTCCATTACATCGTCGTCGCGCTCGTCATAGTCGTAACAAAACAGCACGCCCCAGTACCCGTCAATGTCTTTGTAGTCCTGTATCATAACATCCGCTCCCAATAAATAGGTTTACCCATAAGACACATCTTAGCCTCGAAGCACTCCAGAACTGCCTCGGGGCAGCAGTCGGGGTCGCAAATAGTTTCTTCCACGAACGTAGCACGTTGCTCGTCGGTCTTGAGTGTCTTGGGGTAGTCGGCAATAGCCATGTTGAACAAGTACCATGCGGTATAGGCAAACTCCATTGGAAGTTGTATCTTGTTGGCCTCAAGCACCGCCTGCACATCGTCAATCGCGCGCGGTTTCAGCGGCTTCATTTCTTTGGTTGTTGGGTCTTTAGTTTCCATGTTGCTGATGGCCCACTCGGCCAGTCGCTTGCTGAACAGGCCGTGGTTCTCGTCCTCATACATGGCGCGCCCCATTGATATGTATTGTTTCATGTGAATTGCTTTTTAGGAGTTTAATAAAATGGGTGGGTAGTTGCCTGCCCACCCTTGATAAGCGAGAGTGTTATACATACCGGCCTCGGCTATCGCGACCACGGCGGTAGTTCTCCGAATCTTCATCCTCGGAGTCTTCCCAGCCGTGCTTGTAGCCCTGCCGATAACCATGCTCGTATTCATCGCGGTAATTCATACCGGAAGTGTGAGTGCGGTAACCACCGCTCCGCATATTGCGCCGCATCTGAGAGCGCATGTCGCTGCTTTCGCTGGTATTATACTTGTCGGCAAGCAACGCCGTTATATAGGTCGTTTTCTCTCCTGCGCTTCTCAGGTCCTCGTAGTCGTTAAACAAGGCGATATGCCATACATCGTCAGTCCTTATACCGTTATCCGATAGCGCCACAAGGGCATTTTGCGCAATTTTTAGCAAGTCAATTATCTTCATATCAAATCTTTTTACTATCTTTGCGTCGCTTCTCACGCGACATTATACATCACACCCATCAGGTGCGTAAGGAACACGATTCCCCTGCGCACGCCTGATGGGTGTACTATTATAATGTGTGAGAAGCTTTATAATATGCGCAGGGGAGTTTTTTATTGTACCCTGCTCAAAATTTGACCTATGAATAAACTTCTGCTATCTTCCCAGACGCCAGAAGTCGCACGATATGATGAAGATTACAGTTAAGTCTTTATTTTCCACAGTGCTAATGCGATAAGTATTATGATTGCCGATGCGCCCACGATACTTAGGAACTTTTGCCACCAATTAAGGCGGTTCACCTCCTTAATCGTGGTAACCTCCACTGGCACTTCAACTCGTTGCTCGCGCACAACCGTATCTGCGCGGACTACCCGGTTAATTGCTTGCAAGTGGTGCCAGCGCTCGATAAGAACCGTATCACCCTTGACGTAATGGAACACGCTATCGCGCATTATCATTGTATCGCTTGTGCTAAACTTTTGAACATTAGCAATAGAGTCGCGTTCGTGGACCACCACAGGCACTTGGCGCTCGATGGTCTTGCAGGATGTGGCTACAAGCAACCACACCATAAGTGCCATTAATAGTAGCATTAGTACTATGGCATGTTTCTCTTTGATTTCGTTACTGTCTTTCATAAGTGTAACACTTGCCTGCGGTTAAGTGGTCCATAACTGACGTGAATCCAGTTGTAGCCGTATTCGTCAATCAGTTGGTCGTAAGGTAGTTTCAGTTTAATTATCAAGTCAAACAACTTCTTGTTATCCTCAGGTTTATCGCTCACCGTGCGAATGTCCGCCGCCTCACCTTTGAGGTGCTGACTGCTTTTCGCTCCTTTGACTGCTTGGTTAAGCCGTGGGCAACGATAGCCGCTCGTGACGATTATCGGTGCGCCCCACGCTTCCCTCAGTGGGTCAAGAACGTTATCCACAAGCATTTTCAACGCAACCTTGATTGCAGATGACGGAGTGTTGTCTATCCCCTTTGCATCTGCCGTATTAGAGTGCGTCAATTCTCTGAATGTAAAGTATTTCATTCCTTGTCCTCCTTCCTAATCTTACCCAGTGCCTCAAGCACCCTCGTCACTTCTTCTTTCTTTAACGTGCGTATAATCGCTACTAACTGGTCTAATGCGTGCTTCTCCGCTTTTTTGTCTGCTTTCTCTCGAATAGAGACAAGTTCCACGAAACAGCAGAACATTCCCATAAGTATTGCTACCACTGGGATGTTTACAAGTTGGCATATACCGACAATATCCCATATTGATGTAAAATGCAACATCACGTCTATGCAGAACGCAGTGATAACCGCCCCCTCATTAGTGATAAACTTAATCACGCTACGGTGGTAGCCGAAACTTGTGTGTACTTCGTTTCTCAACTTCGCCTTGTATAACCCGCTCACAAGGTCAATAGACATCGCTACGAGTACGAGTACGCACACGCATACGGCTATCATAGTCATTGTTTTTAACCCGTGTATCATACTTCCTCCTCCATTTCCACCATTCTGCTTGCGTAAGCTGCCCAGTTGGTTGCAGTTTGGTAAGCTTCGAGCGAACCTTTTGGAACATAAATTGTCCCGGCAAAACTCGTGAACACGTTACTTGCGCCAAGAGTCGGTGGAGTAGTTGCATAAATGTATATTTTGAGTAGCGACAGATTTATATAAAATGCCGATGTCTCTATATTTGTAACGGTGTCAGGGATAGTCAGAATAAGCAAACTATGTAAGGTTGAAAAAGCCGAGTTACCAATAGATGTTACTCCTTCTGGAATAGCAAGATGCTGACACACACGGCAACTAGCAAAAGAATTTTGTGGAATGGATGAATAACTTTGTGGTAATGCTATCCCCTTCAGTGAATAACATCCGTTACACATATTTGAAAGTGACACAAGTCCTTGTGGAACAGTAACAAATTTCAAAATGTAAGCATTGTTGAACGTGGAGTTCCAACCGTATGTTGGATGCCCGACAACAGTTGCTGGAATGTTAATTGTCTTAAGGCGGTAATTAGATGCAAATGCATAATTCATAATCTCCGCACATTCCACACCTATTTCAATTTTTGTTAGTATCGTATTTATTCCGACATTCTCTTCGTTACGGCCCACTACTGAATATGGACTGCCAAAGCCTAAACCGTAGGTATAACCTTCATCGGCTGACAGCGTTATTACATAATTTCCGGCTTTAGCGTAGGTGTGGGGGTTTCGTAATGCGTTTATTGCTTTGCCCACTGTACCATCTCCCCAATCTATTGTGACGTGAGAATAATTAGAAGATATGGCTAATATTGGCAGAGTGTAGTTATCCTCTGGGATGTCCACATACAGCCTTGTCTTGCCATCAGCCGTTGCGCAGTAAGCACCAACCTCAAGATACCTATACTTGCGCACATGGGCTTGCGCCTGCTCCAAAGTCCAATTCCATCCCTGCGCTATGAAACCCTCGTTCTGAGGTTGTTCTGGCATAGCGGTCAAAGCAAGGAAATCCTCTTTGCTGTAGGAATAGCACCGCCAACCGTCATAGTCGTAAAAGTTCACATCAAGCAAAGGTGCATCCTCTCGCTCACCTCCTTGTGGTATCTCGGCTATCTTATCAGCATAACCACCAAAAGGCTCTGCGGTTGTAACCTCCACACCCTTATCATTTATCGCTTGCCGTATATCTTCCTTAATCTCGGCAAGTTGTTCTAATTTCTGTGCTATCGTACTCATTGCTCAACCTCCTCCTGCGGTGCATCAACTTCCTCAAAATCCTCAATACTATCCAAGTGTGGTTCAGCCAATTTCTCACCATTCGTATAGTAGGAATAGCCAAGCACCACCTCATTGCCGTATATCTCATCAGTGCCTACTCTCCTCAGCACTTTACCATCACTCGCCTTAACCGCCGTGAGGTCTTTTAGTCCGTTATTTACTATTTTTGTCTCCATATCATTCTCCTATTATTGTCGCTAATGCCGTGTCTATGTTACCCACTATGTTATCCACATACTGCTCAGTGGCATAACCTTGCAGTGCGGAACTTGTTATAAATCCTGTGTCGTTAGACAAGTCGCTTACCTTAGTGGGTAACTCGCTCTTGTAGGCATATTCAAGCGCATCACCCGTTTTCATCACTTCCACCTCAACGTTCTCAGCCGGTGTCGTAGAAGTGTAGCAAAGGATAGTCACCACCGAGCCATCACCACGCAACACAACATCGCTACCAACGGCATCCACTTTACTCAGACGCACATATTCCACGTTGTTCACATCTTCGATGATGCCGTTAAGCGAAACTTTCAGCCACACCTGCCGTTCAAGGTTAAGGTATCGCACTATCTCGTTCACCATTTCGGGCGTAAGGTGGTAGTGCCAATTCGTTCCGTCATAAGTCATAGGCAGATTAGCGGAGTAACCTTTCAGCTCCTTGTCTTGCGTGGCAGAGTTGATTAAACCCTCTATCACCGAGCGAGGCTCAAAATGCGTGTCGTTGTCTAACTCACTTAGTTTGGTGGGGATAGCGTTGCTGACTTCTTTAATCTCATTTCCTAACAAGGTTATCGCATTTGTGTTATTCTCTACCTGTTGGATTAATTCAGATAAATCATCGTATGGTATTGTAGCATCAACAATATTCTCCCCATCACTCGGGCCATTCACAAGGTAGATATTAAGCCCCTTTGGTGTTACTGTGAGTTTGTCCCCATCGGAATAATCCACGTTTGGTTTGTAGTCATAGAACTCTACTCGCAATGCGCCGATACCAAGTTTATGGTTATCTAAAAAACATTGTAAAGTGTTGTCATCCTTTTTTTTGCAGTTAGTCCATACTCCACCTATATATGAACATGTATAGGTCTTAGATTCTAAAATGTAGAACACCACCTTAAAATCATTGTCGGGAATAGGGATTTGTATGCCACCGAGTTCAAGAGTGACATCCACTTCGAAATCTGATTTGTGATTTATCCGTACCATATCAATCAGTCTTTAGAGCGAAATTAACCCAATATGGGCCTTGCATAGCCTCTACTCTCAATGCGTTCCACGGATCCGGTCCCACATCGCCATGGTTGAGCTTGCTCCACACATCGGCGTGGACATACACGGTTATACTGTTTTCGTACACCATCCCACTTGGGCGATTATGTACAAGGTAAGCAAGGCTGTCGTAACTAATGTTGGGGCAAGCCGACAGGTCCACGTTCACGCGAACGTTGCGCAGCCTCACTTCTTCAAGGGCCGCACAACGGCCAAACACGCTACTCGAGAAGTTGGTCTGCGTGGTTATGCTGTTGCAATTAAGCACCATGTCTATCGTCCGCAGACTGGTGCAGCCGTAGAATGTGTCAATCAGCGAAGTGGGTGTAATGCCGCTTGTGTCGTAGTTGCCGACTATTACCTCGACGGCGGTGTTGCTTCGAAAAGCGTAAGTGAAATTTGCGCCCGACTGGCTATTATACACGCTCTTATTGGGGATATTGGTCCGGAATGTGCAGAATGAATACCTGCCACTCTGCATAGTGGAGAGGAAGTTGTTTGTCTGATTGTAGATAGCCACCGCTTGCGCATAGGTTATGTCGGTAAGCCCATTGAGCGAGAATAGCCCCGTGGTTGTATTGTACGACCCATTATTTCCGACTGCGTCAAGCCAAAGGTCAATGAAGACTTGTTTTTTCGCCTCGGCTATTTGCTTTGTAACCACATCTAAATCTTGGGCGAGCGCATCAACTGTAGTCTTGTCCGCTTTGTTCCTACTTAGTGCCGTTATGGCAGTAGTATTGCCTCTAATGTCGTTCCCTAACCGCTCTGTGGCATCCTCAAGTGATTGTTCCAGAGTGGCTAAATCAGTAGCAGTCGCGTAATTTCCGTCAAGCACAAGGCCCACGGCTTCGTCAATCTGCGCCCCTGTGTATGTACTTATGTAGTTGCTCATTGTCTTTTTATTTCTTTTTCAAGTTGCTTAATTCGTGAGTAAGCCGTGGTCTCGCCAACGGTGTATTGTGGGGAGTCATAAGGCTTATCGAGTTTGAGTTCGTAGCCGATAATTCGGCTGGTGATTTCGCCGCCAAAGAGTGCTTCGTGCTTAATAGTGACTTTTACACCCTCGGTAAGTATCTCGTAGGCGTCAGCTCCATTGCGGACATACATTCGCTTACCTGTGTTGTCGAAAAATTCTTCGCCACCTTTGGCGTCAAAAGGTATGTTCTCCAGTTGTTTGAACATAAAGTCGCTCATCATCTTACAGGTGAACGTAAATTGATTGTCATTGATGGCTTGCAGGTAATCAACCGCTTTGTTTTCGAGTGCCGTTTCTGCAGTAGCTACCAGGCCAAGCTCGCTCATTGCGTTCACATTCCAGCCGAGAAGCACGAGCGCGTCGCCAACCTTTGGGGCAAGTTCCGTGTTGGGCAATTTAGCGCCATAGTCTTCATTGCGAACAATAGTGAACGATTGGAGCGCGAAAGATGCGTCAAAGGTCATACCGGCCAGCCGCGCTCCGTCCTCTGCGGGAGGATAATCAGCCACTCTTTCCGCCGACACCTCAGCATCCGTGAGGAATTTGAGTTGCAATGTGTTCCCGTCAAGGACATAGTCACTCATAAAAGGAAAGTCTTCGCCATTAATTCTCTTGACCTTAATTGTGTACTGCACCCAATCCCACCACGTCTCGCTGCCATCGCGATTTTCAATCTTCTCGCGCTTATTCGTGGCGGTAACAGCTGTAACTACTAATGTGCATCTTGGGTAAACCTCGTCAAGTATAATTGTGCTCTCCACCACAGAAGCTGGGCTAAGGTCTATTAGTTCAATGTAGCCATTGCCTTTGTAGTACTCAAAATCTTGAGGCGTAATCTTGCTGTCTCCGTAGTCGGATGTGTCCATGTGCAGTCGGTTCTCGCCAACCTTGGCTATGGCGCTTGGGTTGTCGGTATCTGTTCTCGACCAATACGACAATGGGACTTTAACCGATAACGGTGCCAACTTGTAGTTACTTCCTGCGGTGAAACCGCTCGGAACTACATCGTTGGAGAACGCAAAATAATTCCAATAGCTACCACCTGGCTCTTGGTTGAAAGGATTGAAAACGACTTCATATTCGTTGCCGTTATATAGTAGTGAACAGTGACGAGAATAGTTGTAAGCAGAGTAATTGACACTTTCCGTGCGGTCGGCAAGGCGCGGTTCATCGTATAGGTAGCATTCAGTGGATGTTTCTACATCTATATACAACCGCCATACGCCCTCCGTCAGCGACGCAGTCTTGTCGAAAGAGATACCATCAAACGCGAGTTCCGTATATAGTTCTTTTCCTCCCATTTCGTCGGATACACTTCGTGCGATTGAGCACAAGTCAATGGTTGTAGTCCCATCGGTGAGGCGCGCACTGATGGCTATTTCCCCCTTGACTTCGCCACTAATCAAGCACACCTTAACCTTGACGCCAAGTTGCGCGCAGTTAATACTATACACATCACTAATGGTTACCGTTATTCCGTTACTTTGTGTTGACTTGTAATGTCGGTAAAAATTGGTATTAACAACCGATGTCGGGTCGGGTTCAAAATTATCTATAAACGAATCTGTCTGTTCGGGTGTGCGTTGCTCATTAAGGAAGAATGTCGCGCGCATCGGCCGGTTCTCATCGCGGAATATATGCAAAGTCCTTCCACCATAACTTTGCGCGGTTATATTCCCTGCCGTAAACAAGAGCTCTCGGTCGTAGGTGTCCGGCACGTTACGCGTTGACCCGAAAACATACAAGCGATTAGCATAGGTCTGCTGGTCTTTCTGCGCCGTTATGCTCTCGCATGTGGCTCGTGTCTGCGTGTCACCCAGCGAGAACAACGGAGTAACCGGTAGCGCGTATTCGCACTTCCCGAAATTAATTATGTGGCCAACAACCCACCATTCACACCCCCATTGCTCTGCCATTGCGCTTAACGCACTAAGGATATCCACGGAGTTATAGGTGATATACCGCACCTCGGCGGCACTCTTGATGTTGTGAGTGTCTATGTGTATGCTATAACCACTCTCTCCAATGGCGGAGAGGTTGTTGAGGACTTCGTTCGCATGGGTGGCAAGGTCGGCTGTCAGCGTCCAATTCACCTCTTTACGGTAGCGAGAGTTATTGAGTACCTCCGTAAGCATGAACTTGTAGTTGGCCCAACGGCGATAACTGGCCTCGAATGTGACGTTGTACTGATACGCTGCGTTGCTGACGGAATAGCTCGGCATCTGTTGCCTCACGTACACGAACCGGCCAAACAATTCATCGTCTATATAATCACCAATGTTGAGCTCTATTGGTTCGGGCAAGTCAAAGGCAAGCACAATACAATCTTCCTGCATGAGGATAAATCGGCGCACCGACTTCTCGGTGAGCGGTACGGAAGCCACGGTCATGGCTGCCGCGCCAATAGCACGCTTGATTGCTATGTTAGTCTTAGTGCGCTCCCTCATCGCTATCGCCTGTCTTTGGTGTTCGGTTCAATTAATTTCAGCGTGAACTTTGCTATGCCGTTGAGGATAGCCGAGTATTGCGTGCAAGACACATATAACATCTTGTACACAACACCGCTCTGGTATTTGGTCTCGATAGTCAGCTGGCCGCTCGCAAGAACATCATCGCAGAATGCCTGGTACTTGTTCAGGAAGTCGGTAGTGTTGGTGGCTATCAAGTGCATATCAAGTGTCACCTCGCGCGAATCGAAACGCGGAGCGTTGTTCAGTATTCGCTTCCCGTGTTCGAGGCGCGAATTGTTCGTAATACGTTCTTTGAGGGGTGCCGGCGTCATAAGCGCGGTCAGCCCCTTGTCCCCGATGTTTACGCCCCACTGCTGGTACGCATCTTGGCCGTTGATGTAAAGGTCTCCAATCATAGGTTGTCAGTATTAAGTGCTATTCTATTAAGTGAACTGGCAAAATCGCGGTACATAGCGCGATTTACCGTCAGTATATCGTCAAGGTAATTGCTGCTCCGCAGTAGGATGTCGCGTATCTCACCACTAAGGTTGAATCCGTTCATCGTCATTTCCAGCAGGCCGTTTATGCTACTGAGTGACTGTACAGCAAGTTCATTGCCGTATGCCTGTGCTATCTGCATTGCCGCAAAACGACCGTTAAGCTCTTCGACACTGTCTTGGCTCGCAGTGGCAAAACCACCTGTGGTAGCTTCTGCATCGGTGTGCCCACTCCAGCCGAAAGTTTCATTGAGTGCATCACGCTCGGCTATCATGTCCTCGACTATGGCCGTTTGCGCATCTTTGAGCGCGTCACGCTCGGCGGCGGTAACTTTGCCATCCTTTGCGGCGGCAACCCAACTGTCGTACAAATTTTTAATCTTGTCTTTATACATGCTGGCCATTATAGAATTGAGTATGGCCTTGCGCATTTTCTCCTCAAAGTCTTTGGAAAAATCGGTAACGGAGCTATCCATGTCGGATATCATATCTAAGAAACCGCTGAGGAAACTATCGAAATCTGTGCCCGTTAGTCGTTCGTTCAACTTATCCTGCAAATCTTCAAGTCTCTGCTCTCCCTCAATGACTCCCTCAAGATATTCGCGGGTCTTTTCGTTCAATTCACCCCAAAATAAAGGTGCGTTTTCGCGCAGTCTCTTTAGGTTCTCGCCGCTCAATTCAAACAATCGGGTCATTCTATCGTCAAGCACATAATCCATGCCCGATCTCGATAATTGCCCTCGAGCTTCGGAAGTCAACGATTTTATGTTCTTAACCCCCTCTGAGTGGCTAAACCAACCGGCACCAGCGGTCACCCACTCCTTTCCGAGCGAGCGCAACGCTGCCGTGGACTGGCGTTGTACTTGTTCAGCCTCAAGTCCAACCTTGACTGCCTCCCCACCCCAACTCATATTGAGGTATTCTTCCTTGCTTGAAATAATGTCGGCCCATACATCTTTGAGGGCTTCGTACTTCTTTAGTGCTCTGTCATAGCCACTATAATCGGCAGCTCCACCGAATATGGAGGCAATGGTATTCACAAGCCCCTTGCCAACGCCAATAACACCGGAGATTGCCTTGATTGAGCCACCGATGTAATCTCCCGAAGCGAATGACTGCATTGCATCCGACATCTTGTTTACACCATCAAGCGTCTCTTGTATGCCCTCGGGAAGCGTGACGCCCAATTGCTCGGCCAATCCTTGCAGTTCCTGCCCAGCACCACCGACTTTGCTCAAACTCTCGCTTATTGCACCGCACTTCTTCTGGAACTTGGTCTGCACTGTTACGGAATTGTTGAGGTCTTTGTTTAGCACTTGCAAGGCATCCTTGTAAGATAGTGTCATATCAACCACTTCGCCCATTTCGTTGCGTGCTTGGATGGTGACCTTGGTGTTCTCTATCTCTGATTTTCGGAATGCGTTGTTAGTCGTGATTGCTTCGGTGTAAGCCTTGCTAATGGTCGTGTTGCCGAATGCCGTGTTATCTAACTTGTCCATTTCTCGCTTCACTCGGCGTTGCTCTTTTGCGCCGTTGATAGCGTCCTTGACCGATTGTCCAAACCCCTTGAATGGATCGCGCCGTGCCGCCTCGTTCTGCAAGTTGGATATGGCTTCGGTTAGCGTCTTGATGTTTTCGGGGTTAAGGTTTTTGTTGACCTCTATATATTTCTGCAGTTGCTCAGTGAGCACGCTAAGCGACGATGTGCCGACGCGCTCCAAATCTCCAAACACTTGCTCCCAATTGATGTTCTCCTGCATTTCCCTAAAAGCGAAGTCGGATAGTGCTTTAGCGCGCTCTTCCTCTGCTTTTGCGAGCAAATTAAGGAGCCGCACCACTTCCGCTTGGTCACCTTTACCGCGAGCGTCATTGATTAGGTTCTGCAAGTTAGCGATGTCGGTATCATATTCTTGCAACTCCACCTTGGCGCGCTGGGCGAAATCACCATACTTGCCCTCCAACTCGCTATCCAGTGAACCGAGTTGCTGCTTGGCAAAGTTAATTGCCGCCTTAATTCTACGTTTTTCCTCCTCAGTCGTGGCCTTGGCTAATGCTTTATCAAGGTTAGCGATGTCAGTGTTGAGCTTAGTGGCGTTCTCACGGCGCGACTCACCATAGGCGTTGTACGCGGCAAGTAATTCGTCCAGTGTGTCGGCTGTTTTCTTTACGTTATCCGCTTTGATGAGGTCGTTGGTCTTTTGCCACGCTACGTACCACTTGTGCAGGTCACCCTCGCCATTTTTCAGCAAGTTCTCGTAATAGGTGTCGTCTTTCTCCTTGTACTGATATTCTTTGCGGTCTTTGCCGCCCTTGAGCCACAGGTTCTTATCCAACTCTTTCTGTTGCTCAATCATGGCCTTGTACGACTCCGACTGTTTGCGCTGAGCCTCGGCAAATTCCTCCTCAAGTTGGGCTAATGTTAGGTCACTGCCCAACAACAAAGCGTTCTGCAAGCGACGGTTCGCCGCCTCAACTTCGGTTGTCTGCTCCCTGATTCGCTTGAGATTGGTCTGCACCATTTCATTGCGGTCATACTCGGCTTGCTGAGCATCCCACTTGGAGCCTTTGCCCTTGTTTTTGTTCTTACTCTTACCGTATATATCCTTGGCAGTTATTTGCTTGTCGTACTCCTTGAGTTGGCTCATCAATTGGGCGCGCTGGGCATCATCCGTAGCTTTTTCGTACTCATCCTGTATTTTCTTTCGGTCCTCTTTGAGCTTAGCCAGCGAACCCTCGGCGAACTTGGTGCCGATAAGTCCATTAATTGTGTTAAGCAGCCGAAGTACGTTCTCGAGTTGCGAGGTGTCTGCGGATATGCTTAGCGGTGTAGCGTTGGCGCTATTTATGCTCGTGCGGAGAGCTTCGATTGACGATTTGGCATTGGCTTGCAAGGTAAGCAATTCCGGTAGCCCAAGGTCGCCAATATGGCTCTCCGCCACTTGGCGGATTGCAGCACCTACTTCGCTGGTCTCGCCAAAGAGTTTCGAGGTGGTCTCGCTGACACCTATAAGGTACTTCCGGTAACTCTCTGCTTTACCGAAGTCGAAATCGTCCAATATCGTAGTGAATTGTGAGTTGCCGGCCAAGCCATCCTTTAGATTGACACCTTCAAGTTTGGCTTGACGCTCTTTCTGCTTGGTGCGCTCTTTTTCGGCCTCCAGCCCCTCGTTCGTCAGTTTCGTCGCGCGTTCAAGGACATCAGTATTCTGTATGTTGGCGCGAGTGTATTTGTCAATGACATCATTCACTCCGCCCCAAGAAGTTGTTATCCCCGCACTCAAATCAAGCCCGAATAATCGCTCCAATGTGCTATATACCTTGTCGTGCACTTGTTGAACAATACGGTCGTCAGCCAATTGTTTTACCAAATCGTCAGTGAGTTCTGGGTTCTTAGCCTTGATTTCGTCAAATACCTTGTTGTATGACTCCATCGCCTCCGTGTAAGTTGCCTCCATTAATTCGACAACTTGCTCTTTGTTCTCGCGCAACTCCGTTATATCTATGCCGAGTAAATCGGAATTTCCATTGGGAAGAACACCATACTCCGCCCCTCCTATATCGTTCAAGGCTTGTTTGTATATTTCCTCTGCTTTTTTCTCGGCGGCGTTCTTTTGCTGGGTGTAACGGTTGAGGAGTTGGCGCGCGCCAGCCTCCTCCTTGATTTTAGCGATTGTCTCGGTGCGGACACGGTTCTCTTCTTCCAGATTGCCGGTCTCGGTGACAACGCTTACACCGTACTCCATCGCCACCTCGTTCAACTCATCAACGAGTTTCTTGTGTATTTGCGTATCTTTGCCGGTGTTCTCAAGGGCGACGCCAAGGCGTTCAATGTCCGCTATGGTGTCAGCGGCTTTTTTGCCGTATTTCTCGACTCTTTCGCTCGCCTCGTCTGTTTTAGAGCCAAAGATACCCAATGCCCCCACCAAAGCGGTCACACCCATCATGGCAAGTCCGAACCAATTAGCCGACAGTGCCCTGCCGAGATTCCTCAGGGCCTTAGTGCATTTGTCGGTCATTGTAGCCATAAGTGCTTTGGACTTTGAGTTGGCTTGTGTGGCTGCGGTGTCAACAGCGGTATTGAAAGAGTTGATTTTCGTTGCCGCCGCTTCTTTCTTGGTTGCAGCTTCTTTCAGGTTGCTGGAGGCCACACCTTTCTGCTTGCTGGCATTGTTGAGCTCTTGTTGGGCGGTTGCAAGTTCAAGTTCTGCGGCCTCAATGGCTTCTCCGTCGCCGACTTTCAGTGCCGCTTCGTACGATTCTTGTGCCGCCTGTACTGCTGCTTCCGCGTCAGCCTCTGCTTGGTATGCGAGCCGAGCAGCTTCGTATGCCGCGTCAGCCTCTGCCTTGTCAAGCAAAAGTTTCTGCTGAATGGCTTTCAATTGCTCATTGCTGGCGATATAATTAGCGCGCCGTGCGTCGGTGTTCGCCTCTATGGCGGTAGTGGAATTGGTGGTAGTGGCTGCTTCGTCAGAGCCAAACTCCTTGACTATCCCTTCAATCTGCTTGGCGTTGAACGCCGCCGTGCTTTCGTTCAGGGTCTTTTGGGCTGTCTCGACGAGCATCAATGAAGCCTTATATTCGCCCCACATTAGGGCAATGGTGCCAATGGCCATGCCTAACTTGTCAAAGTTCTGCACCGCTTCGGTGGCTAACTCTATCGCCCCCGAGAACACGCCCTCGGTGTCTTGCCCTATGGAATCAAGAGCCTCGTCCCACGCGCCTTGAAGATTGCTCCACGCGCCACGTAAACCCTTGCTCTGCTTCTCCAGCATGCCGTAGAACTTGCCTCCTTCTTGTGTGGCAGATTGGAATGCTTCGGCCACCATTTCACTTGTGATAGCCCCCTTGCTCATTTCTTCCTTGAGTTCGCCAACGCTCTTACCGGTCTTGCGCGCTATCTCGGTCAATGGGTTGAATCCGGCGTTAATCATCTGCAACAGGTCTTGCCCCATTAGCTTGCCCGTGGCGCTCATCTGCGAAAAAGCGAGCGACAACGACTGAAACTTGGTGGAATCGCCCATGCTAATGTCCCCGAGTGCCTTGAGGTTGGGCATAACATCATCTACCGCTATACCGAAGCCGAGCATTGTCTGGGCCGCAGTGGCAAGGTCGCCTAATTGCATAGGAGTTGATACGGCAAAGGTGCGCATTTCCTCCATGAGCGAGGTAGCGCGTTCCTGAGAGCCCAGCAGCACCTCAAACGATGTCTGCAGGGATTGCATATTGCTGTGCACTTGGAATATCTGCTGAGCGAAACTCTTGAGTGCGTCGGCGGTGAAGTACGCGCCCATAGACGCGCCAATCTTCTTGAACGCGGAATCTATCTTTGTGCCACCGCTTTCTACGTCGCCCACAAACTCGTCCATGTTCCTACGTGCACGCTCAATGCCGGAGTTGAACATAGAGTCGTCAACTCGCATCTCGAAATTCATTCCTTGGTTCTCTGTCTCTGCCATACTTAGTCCCAGTTCATTGATTTAATTGTGCCCCATGATGCCTTGTTGTCTCCGTTGATTGTGGTGCGGTCGTTGCTGACACGCGCCCTGCGGCGTTCATCCTTGTCAAGGTATAGCGACTTTTCGCTGTCGGCTATCATCAGTTGCAGGTTGGTATAACTTATACCCCACATGACATAATCCAGCGTCCAGTGGTAACGCTGGCAAGCGAAGTCGAGCAACCGCCCATAGTCGCTCACCATTCCAAACTGGAACGAGCCACTATCCTTGTCAATTACTGACGCGGCACGGCGATAGCGTTCATTTTCGCGGTCAATGCCGAGGTGCTTGGCAATCTGCGCAGTCCTATCTGCATTGATTAACACGAGGAACAATGAAGCCAGGTCGTTGTCGTCGGCTTCTTTGAGCAATTCGGTGCGCCGGTTGATTAGCGCTGTATCGAATGCTTCTTTCTTGTTGGCAAGTGTGTGGTAAGCAATTATACGGCACACGGCTTCGCGCTCTGCTTTGACTATTCGCAACGCTTCAAGGTCGGCACTGACCGCCATCACCGAAAAATCAATCGGCAGCATAGCGTATAGGCGCGACAGCAATATGCGCTTGCCAAGCGTGACAGAATATATATTCAGCCTAACTCCGTTGACGCTGAAACCATGTGGACGCTCCAGCATCTCGTCAGCTATTATGTACGACCAATCTTCGTTCATGTGTGGGTAGGTTTAATGAAAAGGGGCGCAGTGATGCGCCCCTGCATAACCGTGCTTACGGCGTCACCGCTCCAGAGTTAGCGTCCTCCGCCACAATGGTTACATCGTACCCACCGAGGTCGCCGCCCGTGGCGGTAACAACGCCCCATTTGACTGTCGCACCTCTTTCAGGTTTGAGAGCGTCGAATTGGATTTCCCACATCGCGCCGTCAGCTGCATTGTATGAATCAACAACGCTGACGGTGGATAGGTCTATTGAAAAACCAGGACAAGTCGGGTCTTCGGGTTGAAGCATCACAGCATAATGGTGCTCGACAACGCCATCTACACTTGGTATTGGAGCGGCGCGGTTCTTCGCCTTGCGGATGTTGAGCATCAAGGCGTAAGTGCTTCGCTTGATGCGAACATCTTCGTTCTCTCCGCCTTCAATCTTGGCCTCAATTTTATCGCCCTTAGTTGTTTCGAGTTGGGTCGAATCTTCAACTGGCGTAGGGAGCTTAGTCCACGGTTTTTCCGACTGCGGCCCGTTCAAGTCTTTCACGAAAATATTTGGGATACCCCATGAAATTACTGCCATATTACTGATTTTTAAGAAGTTAATATTATTCGTATAGTCTGTATCCGAGTTTGACGGACACAAAGTGCTGGTTCGTTTCCACCTCGTAATAGGTGGCTATAGTCTGCGTGAGTCGGAACTTGTAATTACTCTTGCCGGCAGTCAGGCTCTCGACCCATTCAGCGGCCAATTGCTCGACCTCTGCACAACGCGCACCGTTAATCGTCTGCACGCCATTGCCGTATGGGTCGATGTCCGGCACGTAGATGTTGATTGTCACCACGCCTGTTTGGATTTCGCCCACTAACCCAGCGGTGAAGATAACCACCGCGTCTTCGTTGCGAGAATCCCTTGGGCGAAGTCCTTCGCGGTATATACCGCCATTTATCGCGTTCGCAAGGTTGCTCGCCTTGAGAAATGCGTAAATGTCGCTTTGTATCTGAGTGCCTGTCTTAGCCATAGAGGAACTATTTATTGTCAATTCACGCTATAAGAAGTTGCCTTGCAAGGTCGTTTGCTGTCATTTCCGCGCTGTCAAGCACATCATAACCTTTGGCCGACACGTACTTGGCATAGTGCATTCCTGCAACCACTATAAGCACATAACCGTGTTCCGCTTCGCGAGCTAGTCTCTCGGCAAGGCTTGCGCCGGTAGCCGAACCAGTGCCGCCCTCATTTACCGTACCGAACCCTGACTTCTGCACTATTTGCCCGTTGTAAACAACAACGTAACCAATGCTACTGCGAAGATTCCCTGTCTGGTCGGTGAAATCCTTGCCTTTCATTGCGGTAGTACGCGCAACGGTGATAGCGCGCTCTCCGATGTATTGCAAGGTGCGGAGCACTGTGCGCCGGAAACGTTCGGCCTGCTGCCTTATAGCCTCGTCCAGCTTCGCTTTCGGTGTTGTACAAGTGACTGGCATATTACACAAGAATCCTATACTGCCCCACCGCATCGAGCGGCTCTATCTGCTGAATTGAGAACTCGCCCACGATATTGCCCAGGCGGTCGCGCAAGCGGATTTGTTCTGCGGTGAACGTCCTCTGCTCTATCAATATCGTGTAGGCTCGCGCGGTATAGTGCTCTCCGTTGACTCTTGCCAATTGGTTGTATAGAGTGTAGTAGTACTGGCAGGGAATGGGCTCGCCCCATTCCGAAGTCGCAGGTGTGGCATATCCCGTCGCCGGGTCTATGCCACCGCCCTGCTTGTGCTTCGCCTCTATTGAACCATTAACAATGATCATAGCCGGTCACCCTTGTAGCCGTAAATGGTTTTAGGAATGATGTCCTCTTCCTTGAACTCCTCATAGAGCTGCTGCGCTTCGTTGCGGAATTGCTGCCGTTGTTCATCGGTGAACGAGTACGACTGGCCTCCCTGCGACACATTGGGCGCATAGGATAGCCATAACAGTAAGTCCGCGCGGCACAGGTTGAACGCTCTGCTCTTGAGGTCGTCAACCGTGACGCAAGCCTCCGGAACGACTTCTCGCCGCAAACACACTTCTTCGAGTGTATTGGGCGGAATCGGGTAGGCGTTTATGCCCTTGAGGGCTTCAAGGATAGTAGCCATCAGTCACAGTGTTAGGAGTTCGCTGCCTGCTTGACGGTCACTTCCACGGTGTTGTAGCCATCTGTCACGGTTATAACGGCCTCACGTGCCGGCGCGCTTGCCGCACTGTTGGCTGCAACCTTGACTATCACCTTTCCATCGGCTTTCTTGGCGGTGGCCCATGCCTCGCTGGACTCTACGGAGAGCGCATCGGCATCACCCTTATAGTCCACTTCGAGTGTGACTGTTGAAGCGGTCTTGGCTACATCAATCTCGCCATCCACCAGGTCGTCGTTGGTCACAACCAGCGCATTTTCGCCGGTTTCATCAGCGGTCAGCAAGTAGATGCTATCGCCACCGTCAATCACCGGTAAGCAAAGTGCCTGTGCGGCGGTGAACTCCTCCAGTGGGTCGGTCTTGCTGTACTTGGAAACGAGAATGTAACTACCCGACTTGGTGTAACTTACATCAGAAACGGGATTGGTTTCCTCGGCCAGTGTACCGTAAACAAGTCGTCCTACAACTTCCTCGGGCACACCAACAATGTTAGCCTCAGCCCATGGGCGTATAGGAGTCTCCGAGCCGTCAGGGTTTTGCACTTTGAACACGGAGTTGACGATGTGGAACGTAGCGCCGAACTCGTCGCTCAACGCGTCAAGAAACGCGCGCTTGCTTGGCACTGGGAGCAACGATTTGGCAGTAATTACCTGCCCCGCAAAGGTAGCGGCAAGCAGTTTCGCCTGTTCGCTTTTACGCAGATAATTGAAATACTTCTGCGTGATGTACACGTGGTTGATTACGTTGCTGTCCTCTGACGCTTTGTCGAACATCTGGCGGATGTCGTCCAACGGCCGAGCCACGCTCTTGCCCCACGGGGCTACGGAGGCCTTAAACTTGTTCTCGTCTTTGTAGCCGAAGTCGGCGCGCACGCCAGTTCCGTCATTGGTGCTATTCTCGTCGCCGGCGTCAGTCACAAGGACTATACCGGTTGACAAGCCCTGCTCGAATATGATTTCGTTGCGTACGTCAATGGCGCGGATGGCCTTGGGCGCATCATCGAACACTTTGCTCGCGTAGGTGTTCTCTTCCACACCGCGAGCCTTGAGGATGTTGATGTTGGTTATCTGACGCTCGCCCTTGCGGAACTTCACGCCCATCTTGGCGACAGTTCCGGCGGCATTGCTCATCTTGCCGCGCTTCTTGAGCGGCAGGGAAGAGTCAAGCGATACAACGTCAGCGGCCACGATTGAGTGGTTAAGCTCGGTTGAGCCCCATTGCAGGTCGGGGGAGTATTCCTCCTTGAGCATAGTCTTGTGGAGCATCACCGGCTCGGTCTTGTTGCCGTTGAACTTCTCGGTAATCTTGCCGATTACCAGCTTGAAATATTTATCGACGATGTCTGCAAATAATGATGTCTGCATAACTTTGTTCTTAAAGGGTTAATGACTATTAATACAGCCACTGAATGTTCGGCAGAGCCGACTTCATGGCGGATGTCACGGGGTACGGGCAGGCAGCCTGATTGATTTGGCCCATGGTCACGATTGCGGCGCGTGGGTCTTTCACGCTGATTGTCGCTTTGAGCACTCCGAGGTAGCTGTGGTTTGCGGGGAGCGAGCCATACGCTGTGCCTCCGGCGTTTACCGGCATGGGCTTGGCCGTACCTTTGGAGTCGGCAATGATGATGTGCCCCGCCTTGATTACTTTCGTTGAATCGGGCAGTCCTGTCACGTCCAGTGTTCGGCCACCAGGGATATCCCCCAGCGCATTCACAATGACGATGCTCTCCAGCCCATCCTCAATGAGGTAATCTTCTTTGATGAGATTTGCTTGTGGCATGATTTTCTCTGTTTTTGGGTTACTAAATGTTCATTTTGTCCACCACGGCACTTACTTCGGCTTCGGTTGCTTCGGTGACGTTGCCGCCCCCACCACCTGTACCAAGTCCGCCGTTAGTAGGACGGCCGAAAACTGCGCTCTTGATGCTGACATCGCGGTTAATTGCCTCCACTTCGGTAGTTATCTCCCCCTTGAGCGCGTTGAACTCCTCATCAGTGAGGGTGTCAAGCGATATGCGAGAATAACCTTTACGGAGTGTTTCGGGCAATTTGCCGACGATAGCGTCAATATCGTGCTTTCGGCTTGCGGCGGGGCGGTCGCCCTCCATGCGGTTGAGGCGTTCGGTCAATTCCTTGTTGTTCTGAATTAACTCGCGCGCCCATGCAGGAGTATCGTCCGACCCGTCTGTTTTGTTCTCTTTGGCTTTTGGTTCTTCCCTGCTCACCTTCTCGCCGGCGCGCAGCCCGTACTTGTTCTCATAGTTGGCTACTGCGGTCTTTTGGGCGTTGGTGGCTCGGCTATCTCCGTATGCCTCAATGATATCGATGTAGTCTTTGGTAATTCCCTCAACTGCGGTAATTACCTCTTCATCGGTTTTAACAGTCTTGGCGAGCATGTCGGCAATCCTGTTCAGGATATTTGCGTTGACCCCCTCAAATTTGGCTTCCAACGCGGAAAGAATTTTCTGTTTCATACTGATTGAGATTAAACAAATTTGTTTACGCAAAAATACAGAATATTTACCACATAAACACTTTTGCCTATTAATTTAATATTTTTTAACGTTTATCGAATTGTTGTACTCGACAACATTCAAGCGATTTGTTGAAAAAAAGCACGAAAAAAAGATTGTAAAAAATTTTGCTATTTCAAAATAACGTTATAACTTAGCGGTGTGTTTACGAAATAAACACTTTCACAACAACAAAATCTTAACTCAAAAAATCAAAAAAAATGGAAAGCAATTTCACTACAAGGACAATCAACCTGAACTTCCGGATCAAAGTTTACGGACGCGACGAGAACGGGAAACGCGTCAACATGCTGGTCGGTGTGAGCGGTCTTATCGCTCTCATCGGCGAGGAACTATTCAACAAACTCGTAGGCAAGGCGTTCAGCTGCGTGCTTGACAAGTTCGTAGCCAAGCTGCGTCGCGGCCTCAAAATCACTTTCTACTGCAAATAATAAACATCAAAAAACTTACAATTATGACAACACAAGACCACAACAGGACTTTTAAGATGATGCTTAACGCAAGTGAACGCCTCAGCGCGGCAGTGCGCTTTTTTAACGAACTGGAACACGCCGACGACACCCAGCAAGAGGATGTTGATATCGCTTTCGACGACATTGAAAGAAGTATTAAATATCTCCAGCGCAGGTTAGAAACGCTTAAGATTGACTACAATAAATAATCACAACAATAAGAAGTTGCGCACGACACGGATTAAGTGCATACTACTATGACAACGAGAGAACTTGTGTATCGCATTGACTTGGGAGGTTGCGTGAGAGGATGTTTCCGCGTAACAATCAACTATCGCGGCAAGGAGTATTCAACGCGTAGCAACGACACTTTAGCGTATGATATGATACGAAGCTGGGAGCGTGACGAAAAACCGGAGCGCGGCTATTATAGCACCCCAAGACAGGCATACATCGCTCTGTGGAACGAATGTAAGCAAGCAAATAATTTACGATAACACCATAGAGGCTGCGCTATCGGCTTGACGGGCATTAACTCTATTAATCACAACAACTAAAATCAAAAAGAAATGGAAACTACAACAAAGCAACAAGGACTGAATGAAGTCGTAATGAACAAAGTACAGAGAATGATTGAGGGCAAGGCCGTCGGAGTGCAGGAAACAATGGAACGTCTCGTGAGTGAGGGGCGTATGGCGCAGGACTTCATCGCGCCGCTCGGGGTGAATCTCCGCGCCAAGCAGCACGACCCGGTGATAACGTTTACGGCCAACGGGCACATTAACATGGCTATGCCGGACGGGGAATTTTCTCTGCACGACAACGCGGTGGGGCAACTGGCCGACCGACTGGGCGTGCCTTCACGCTACCTGCGCACCCTTGCCGCCGGCGAGCAGTGGCAACGTGACTTGGCCACAAACATCCTCAACGAGCACTCGGGCTGGACGCAGCGTAGCCGCGTTCTGGTTCGCGCCGTGGGGACACAGGTTCGCGCCGTCCTAAGCGACTCCTACCGCCGCTTAGACTCGGTGCAGATACTCACCGCATTCGTGGAGGAGGCCTCCCGGCAAGGTGCTGTGATTAGTGACGCGTACATGAACGATACCAAGGTGTGGGCCGAAACTATCCTGCCTCAGCCAATCAGCGTACCAACGGCCAAGAACGGCGAGGTGATTATCTTTGTGGGAGCGCGCTTCTCGACAAGCGACTACGGCGACGGGGCTGTGGATATGCGCACCTTTATGCTCAACGGTGCGTGCCTTAACGGCATGGTACGCGAGAGCGTGATGAAGCAAGTGCATCTTGGCGGACGCTTGCCCGACAACCTTGCACTGAGCCAGCGCACCTACGACCTTGACACCAAGACCACCGTATCGGCAGTGCGCGACCTTACCCGTGGCTTGTACGACAACGACACTATCCTGCGCAAGGCACAGGAAATTCAGGGCGCAAGCGAGATTGAAGTTGACCTCGACAATGAGGTAAAGAAACTCACGAAGTCGGGAGAACTGCTCAAGAGTGAGGGCGAGCAAGTGAAGCAGCTGCTGATGAACAACAACCCTGACGACGGTGTTCAGGGGGCGGCTACCCTGTGGAAACTCACACAGGCGATTACCGCTCACGCACGCACTCTGACCCCGGAGCGCAGTCGTGACCTGCATGAGATTAGCGGCAAGTTGCTCAACCGTGTTAAGATTGACGCATAAATGTTTAACCGCTCTCGCCTGTGTCGCCTGATGCAGGCGAGGGCATTATCACTAAACCGCACAATGAGAACAGACATTACGACCGCCGTAGCCAACAGCTGCGATATGACCCCGGAGCGAGCCGGTGAGGAGATAGGTTACGAAATGGATAACCTGCGCTCGCTTGCCAGCGACAATTCGCTGACTTATGCTGACATGGAGCAAGCATGCCTCGACTTGGGGCTAGACCTTGATTACGTTGAGGACATGCTACTGATGTTTTGATGATACGGGCGAAAAACAACAAAAACGCCCATCTAAGCGATTTTCTTTTCGCGAATGGGCAACTTTACATTTAAGAACTTTAACGCAACGAGAGACAAAATATGGGAAAAATAACTAACACATTAACGGTGGGGAACATTATCAGCGTGAGTTTCTACAACGCCGCGCCCGAACGCGACTCCTTTTACTTCTTCGGCTCGCTGGCCGCCATATTCGAGGCGTTCACGCCCGAACAGGTGGGTTGCACGCTGGAGTACCTTTGGAACAAAGACCGTTTCCGTAATGGGCGCGTAATCACGCCCACCTGCATCATCGCCAAGCACAAAATATTCCGCAAGGCAAACAAAGTATCAAGAACCACTAAAACCAAAAAACAATGACGCAACAAGAAATTATCCGCCAGTGCTGGGAGCAGTTCAACAAGGACTTCGACCCGCAATTTTACTCCGTAAATTTCAACTTCCTCAGTGGCGTAACTTATGCGCTGCAATTTGTACACGCGCAGTTCCTTGAACTTATGGAGGAATGGTATGGCCACAACGGCCCGTACGATGATGAACGGCTGGAAATGACTCGGCTCTTCGAGGAAAGAATCGGAGCTGACGAGCTCGCACCCAAAGAAATCGGATGTGGCTATTGTATTCACGAGGCCGTCTGTGAGCAACGCAAGCACAGGACTATTCCGACAAGACAACTCGCCAGAGAGTGCGGCAATTTTGTCCACTATGCAACCCTAACAAACGATATAACAAACGATAATAACAACATCTAAACACTTACCACAATGACACAGACACATAAACAAGATTTCCTGCAATGGGCGCAACGGAACAATGTTTCCGTGCTCGACGCTATGCCCAATTGCGACCTGCACAAAGGGCAAATGGTAATGTTCACCAATGATTACGGCGTAACTTTCGGCCCTCACGAAGTTCTCGGGTTCGCACCCGAGCCAACTTCCTCCGGCCGTTGCGTCTATTTCGACCACGATGCCTATTGGCTACCGGCTCGCCCCGATCAGCTGACCCCAGTAAGCAATGGAGCCGGTGAGGAAGCAGCAATGATGAAACAATTCCGCGAGATTAAGGCAAAGCACCCCGACGCGATACTGCTGTTCCGTGTGGGCGACTTCTACGAAGCCTACGAGGATGATGCCGTTAAATGCGCTGACACGCTCGGTATCATACTGACCACGCGCAGCAGTGACCGTACACGCATGGCCGC